TAGTAGACTTTTGCGACAGCTATTGTGGAAAATAATCTACACAATTTAAATGAATGCGTATTTGTTGTAATTCGGAACAAGGTCAAAGTAAGCTCTCATCATAATTGCATCTGCAAAGTCCGGTGATAGTCCTCCTGTTCGCTGTGAGATTGTCTCTTTACTTGTCACCTTCAGCTTTCCATCAGCATCTGGATTGACTCTTCTGATGAGCTCAAGTTCCTTCACAATATCTTCTTGATATCGGATTGGAAGAATGATTTGATTCTTGTCAATAAGCTCTCCTAATTTGAAGTAGCAGTCAGCTTTCAGATTCTGATATTGACTACCTCTCACAGCTTTACTTCCATTCTGAAATCCCCGACATCTCAAAGAATCAACCAATCCACCCCCCACACCATCCTCATCTACCAGCACATTTGACAACTTGATATTGTATTGACTCATCAATCTCTGCACTTCTCTCTTCGTCTCATCAATTCTCTTTTGAGATAGCACTACAATATCAATGCAAGTCATTCCATTCCACACACAAAGCACTGTCCTATCTTTTCCAAGTCGAGCAATGTCACCGGTAAGATACATCTGACCATTGTTCTCTGTTGACTCCCTGAAGCATCTCATCAGCTCCTCATATTGATACAATCTATCAGCTGAGTTGTCATATTCCCAATCTCCTTCAAGCAGTCGCTTTCTGTCTACTTCAGGCAGTCTCGTCAAGCTTTGCACATAAGATGTTGGTAGATGCAAATTGTCACCTGGAAGAGCTTGCACGAATGCCTTGTATTCTGGAAGAGAATCATTTTTGTATGGCAAATAGAATTGATTATATATCCAGTTCTTTGATGGATTGCAAGTGATGAGTCCTTTCGGCACAAGATTAAATTCATTCAGTTTGTAACGAACACGAGAGCTCACTATGTTGAATGCTTTCTCACTGACTTCAGCAGCTTCATCAATGAGGAAGTCTGTGATTTCTAATCCCCCAAGATCCGTCATGTATGGATCAGATGGATACAAAAACAAATCAGCAAGAATAATCTCACTGCCGTTCATGAATTTGATGATATGACTCTGCTGATTGTATGTGAATTCTTTGCCAGCGACAAGACCAATTCTATTGGCCACTTCAAGAAATGTTGCAACAGTTGTCTTTTTTAATGTGTCAAGCTTGGCCCTGCCTATTAATCCTCTTGTGCCTGGATATTTGAGTCTCCTCAGAATTTGCCATGTACAGCCAAGCATTGTCTTCCCACCTCCAGCTGCTCCACCATAGAGCACATAATTGACAGAGCTGTCATTGGATAGGTATTGAAGTGCTTCTGCTTGTCTGGGCAGTGGTGAAAAATGCCATTCTATTTGTCTCTCCATTGGATAAAGTTAGGCACAACTTGATAAGTATCAACAGGCTTTAAAATTCTGTTCATATTAAGCTGCATCTCATAGCATCCCAATGGCTTAGGTGGCCTCATTCTCTCAACATGGAATCCCATATATCCCTCATCATATTCTTCTTTGTATGATGCTGTCCTGATGTGATGAATGTACTTAGTGTCAATGCGGAATCCAGAAGCACTATGTATCACATATTCAGCCATGTCAGCATGATGATAAAGTTCATGCACATGACCTGACCAGATGCAGTCAGCTCCTTCAATCATTACTTGCATCCTGTTGTTTTGGATAACGCCCTTTGTAATGATTCCTCCGCCTCCTGAGCCATGATAGTATTTTATTTTGAATAGAGCAACTGCTCTTCCTTTTTGCACTCGATGAATCCACCATCCACCATATCCACCTACAAGCACATTTGTCTTTGCAGCTCTATTCAATCCACTAACAAATCTCTCAATCACATCTGTCTCACAATTCTTGAGAATGGCTGTCTCATGATTGCCATATCCAACGAATACAATCAGGTGAGCATAGGGAGCAAAGAAGTCAATGGCAGTATCAACAACTGCATCAAGGTAATTTGCTTTGTTGTGCTCCGGTAGAATATCATTCTTGCTTCTGCGAGGATCGTACTTTCCTTGCATCATGCAGAAAGTATCTCCATTCAGACCTATGAGAATGTTCTCATTCAAGCACTTGTCAAGATGATTCTTAAGAAGCTTTCTGTCGCAGTGTGGATTGTCCCAATGGATATCTGACATAAGAGCAAATCTTTGCCCTGTTTGACTTGTAGTGACTATGGTATTTCTACCTTCTCGATAGCTGGTCATTGATGATGATGTTGGTTTGTATCTCTTGCCAATGTTTCTTAAATTCATTGAATGGCACATCTATGATTATTGGATGTGGGGATCCTTGCAAGAATAGTTGAGTCTTTCTGCCCACATGATAAGTACCATTGCTCAAGAATTCGACATCTGCTTGGATAGCCACTGCTGCTCTTCCATTGAAGCAGAATGGCACATCAGCTGCAAAGAGCTCTTCACTGTCACTGATATCTTCATTGAAGTTCCATTGAATCACATAAGTAGTGATAAGCTCTGGCTGAACATCAGCAAGATTTAACTTCTTTTGTTCTTTCTCTTTCTTCTTGAATGGCCACATATTAATAAGTGGAAAATAAGCACAGTTGTCCTTCTTCGTGCAGCTCATTCTCAATCTTATCAACAACACATTCGTCTCCTAAGCATTGAAGAATGTTGATGAATCTGCCATCTGTATTGTTAGTCTTAATAGCTCTGACCATATTCTTCAGAGCTGCATCCATTGCCTTTTCTTTTGTTGAAAAAATATCTTCATCATCTTTGCTTAGGGGATAGCAAATAGTGATTGACTTTCCTTCAAATCTGAATCCACTCACCCATCCATGTCTTCCCTTTCCAGATTGAATATAAGCAGTGCAATCATCTGCCTTATAGTATTTGATATCTGATTGCAATTCAAATTCTGTCATGACATCAGCTTTTTAAGGTAGATACAAAGATCAAGAGCTTCCTCATATGCATGCTGTAGCCATTGCTCTCTGGATAGATTAGCTTCATCTACAGTGCCTCCGTATGTCTGAATGCCTTTTTCTTCTCTTGCTTTAAGATCAGCTATAACAGCTTTTAATGTTTTACTCATTGTTACCTCCTTCAATCTTTGCAAATTTGAATTTATAAGACAAATGATCATGTTTGTTGATGAATGTGAGAAGCACATGCAATTCACTGAAAAGAGAATAGTCCATGTCTCTTTTTATGAATGATTGACTGAAGATATATCCATCTCCAGTGTCAACTATACTGCCAATGGTTTTGCCTCTGATATCACTTCTCCAATGCATGTCATGGCTGTACATGATTGTGTACTTATTTTCACATACATCAATGATATAATCTACTTGAATGAGACTGCCTTCCTGAGCAGTCACAAGGTATTTTTCTTTTTCCATAATTTTTAGTTTTTAGATTTCAATGTGTTCAAGTATTTCTATTTCTTTTTCTTTATAACACATGCAATCTTTATACGTGAATGCATAATCTCTACCTACCTCATTTGTCATATGACTGGCATGGAAGAGAAAATAATCATAGGCACTGTCATAATTATCAAATAATTCATCTCTAAGCACTTCGCCCTTGAATTTCAATCTTACTATATATTTCATAGTTTTGATTTTTATGTTAATTCTAAACTGACAGTTTCGAATCTAAGATTGATTTGTATACATAGTCACCTATCTTTTGATTGACCGCGAATGTGAATCCTTCCTCATCAAATTGTCTTCTCTTCCTGTTCTCCCTCCATTCATATTGAGTCAGCTTTTCAGCTTTCTCCCGCCATTCCTTCCACTGCTCATCTGACCACATATCTTTTTTATAGTGGCCTCTTTTGAACAGCTCTCTGGCATTGATAGCTCCAGTGATTTCAATGACTGTCCACTGCTTCTTTCGTGCTAATTCAACATGAGCTTCAAGAATCTGGAGAGGATCATAGTCGTTCTGTGCTGGAGGAAGAGCTTCATATCTGATTGCTGAATTGATATTCTTCCAATGCTTCTGCTTGTACTCCCGATAAGCGAGCAAGACATCACTCATGTATTGAATTGAGAATGAATTGAAGTGCTGCTTTCTTTCCCATTCCTTGCCAATGGCATTCCACTTGAAAGCTGTCAACCATGCTTTGCTTCCAACCTCTCTGAATTCATCAGTCACCACATCAAAGAGCAGATTGACTTCCAAGTCAGATGGTAAGTCTTTCACTCCATTCAAGATACAAGCTTGCACTATCAGCTTTCTGAATTCACCATCAGGCATCTCATGGATTCTCTGCTCATGTAAGCAGTCAACAAAGTGCTGCTCAATGTCGGTTAATGAACGACTGAATGTCATCTTGTGCGATACGGCCAATTCTTTGCTCATTTGACTTGTCTTGTTTAGTGTTATTCATCCAGCGTCTTGCAGTAGCTTTCCAGTTCTTCATCTTGACTTTACCCACCATCCATCCATTCCCTTCATAATAGTCGAGGAAGTTGCGAGCAAGCACAGCATTGTTCATGTAGTCAGTGATTTCAGAGAGAGATGGAGGAGAGAATCTCTCCCCTTGTCTCTTCTTCTGGAGTTCAGCCACTTGCAATTCAAGCAGCTCAATTCGTTTGATTAGATCAGTCATATTCATTTGATAAAGATTTGTTTCAAATATAGAAAGAATCTTTTTAATGCAGATGGCTGAGGAGGAAGAGCTGTCATCTTTGGAGGAATAGCTCTTGATTTATAGTATTCATTCACAGCTATCTTGAGCTCCTGATATCTGTCTTCATGCACTCTTTTGAGAGC